TTGCGTGAGTATGATAATGTGACGGTTTATTCTGATCCAACTGAAGTGATGTTGGGTCAACTACCTGTACTTTTTATACCTTGGATTAATCAAGAAAATGAGGCAAATACTCTTAAACTTATTGAAAAGACAACTTGCCCGTGTGCGATGGGGCACCTTGAACTCCAAGGATTTAGAGTTAATAAACAAATCGTCATGGAGCACGGTTTGGAGGGCAAACTATTTGGTAAGTTCAGTAGGGTCTACTCGGGACACTATCACACTAGATCGGATAACGGAACAGTCTTCTATCTAGGAAATCCTTATGAGATGTTCTGGACAGATGTTGGAGATACTAGAGGATTTCATATCTTTGATACTGAAACAGTAACTCACGAACCGATCAATAACCCTTTCAGACTCTTTTATAATATTTACTACGAAGATACAAATCATCAAACTTTTGATACTCGTGAATATGAGAACAAGATTGTAAAAATTGTTGTCCGCAAAAAATCGGATACTAAAAAGTTTGAAAAGTTTGTTGATAAGTTGTATTCTGCAGGTGTCGCAGAACTTAAAATCGTAGAAAATTTTGCTCTTCAAGAATCAGAAAATTTTGAAGTATTTGAATCGGAAGACACACTTTCAATCTTGAATAGATATATTGAGGAGGCAGAAATCAATCTTGATAAATCGATTGTTCAAAAAGTAATCCAAGAAATTTATCAAGAGGCATGTGAACTGATCTAAAATGTTTATTCTAACAATCAATGGAAGGGAAACTGAGGGTGCATATTCAGTAACTAATGATGAAGGTGAGCAGATTCTTTATTTGTTTGAAGAAGAAGATGATGCTGTTAGATATGCTATGATGTTAGAAGAAAATGGTTGTCCAGAAATGCATGTGATTGAAATTGAAGATGATGTGATGATCAAAACTTGCGAACTACATGATTACATGTATACTATTATTACTCCAAATGACATTGTGATTCCTCCAGATATTGAACATGATTTTATTTAAAACGATTCGTTGGAAGAACTTCTTAAGCACTGGTAATCAATATACAGAAGTTGACTTTACAAAAAATAAAACAAATTTGATCATCGGAACAAATGGAGCTGGTAAGTCTACTGTTCTAGATGCTCTTACTTTTTCTTTGTTTGGAAAACCATTTCGCAAAATTAATAAACCTCAACTTATCAATTCTGTGAATGAGAAAGATTGTAGAGTTGAGGTTGAGTTTTCTATTGGTAATACTGAATGGAAAGTTGTAAGAGGAATCAAACCTGCTATTTTTGAAATTTGGAGAAATAATTCTGCTTTAGATCAATCTGCAGCTGCTCTAGACCAGCAGAAGTGGTTGGAGCAAAATGTTCTTAAAATGAACTATAAGTCCTTTACTCAGATCGTTATTTTGGGTAGTAGCACTTTTGTTCCTTTCATGCAACTTTCTGCTGCTAATCGTAGAGAAGTTATTGAGGATTTGCTTGATATTAAAATCTTTTCTTCCATGAATACTCTTATCAAGGAAAAGATTCGTTCTGTCAAAGAGGAAATTAAAGTTTTTGAACTGAAGAAAGAATCTCTTCTCGATAAAGTGAAGATGCAAGAGGAGTTTATTGAAGAACTTGAGAATCGTGGTAAAGATAATATAAATGCTAATAGAGAAAAGATTGCCAATCTCGATAGGGAAGTCGGCGCTTATATGGTTGATAATGCTGTAGTAGAAGAGGGGTTATATTCTTTACAAAAAGAACTTGATGATTATGTTGGTGCTACAGATAAACTCCGTAAGCTAGGAAACCTTAAAGGTAAGATATCTCAAAAGGTATCCACAATTACTAAAGAGCATAAGTTTTTTACTGAAAATACGGTCTGCCCTACCTGCACACAATCTATCGATGAAGAGTTTAGAATAAATAGAATTAACGACGCTCAAGATAAAGCAAAGGAGTTGCAATCTGGTTATAGAGAACTGGAGGAGGCAATTAAAGAGGAGGAGGAGCGAGAGCGTCAATTCAATACTCTATCGAAGGAGATTTCGAAACTAACTAATGGCATTTCTCAAAACAATGTTAAGATTTCTGGATGCCAAAAACAAATCAGAAGTCTGGAATCGGAAATTCAAAGAATTACCGAACAACTTGCAAACCGAAATTCTGAACATGAGAAGTTAGAATCCTTCAAAGACAACTTAAAAACTACATACGACGAACTCGCTTCCAAAAAAGACACAATTAACTACTACGATTTTTCGTATAGTTTACTTAAAGACGGTGGAGTAAAAACCAAAATCATCAAGAAGTATTTGCCTCTCATCAATCAGCAAGTTAATCGCTACTTGCAAATGATGGATTTCTACATTAACTTTACACTTGATGAGGAGTTTAATGAAACCGTCCAGTCACCAATTCACGAAGATTTCTCTTATGCTTCCTTTAGTGAAGGGGAGAAAATGAGAATCGATCTATCACTTCTTTTCACTTGGAGAGAAGTTGCTAGAATGAAAAATTCAGTCAATACAAATCTTCTGATTATGGACGAAGTGTTTGATAGTTCACTTGATGGATTTGGGACAGAAGAGTTTCTAAAGATTATTCGTTATGTGATTAAAGACGCTAATATTTTTGTTATTTCCCACAAGACGGGACTAGAGGACAAATTTGAAAGTGTCATAAAGTTTGAGAAAGTCAAAGGTTTTTCGCGTATGGTGGTTTGAACCACCAAAGAACAATGAACACTCCAAATTGGCAACACCATTCCAAGAAAGAACAGAAGCGAAAACTTAAACCGCAAGCACTGAGGCAAGCAAAAGCACGACTTGCCCAGTTCAAAAAGCGTCACATGGGTCGTCCGAAGGGCGACCTTTCGTTGTATGATAGGTACATACGAAACGAATCCAATGTCTGTTCGCCACGAAATCAAATCTCAACTTGCCAAACTGCTTGCCACTGAAGATTTGGTGGTGGAGCACAAGAAGGTCTCTACTGCTTGCTTCAATGTCCACACTCGTGTCCTGACGCTTCCTCTTTGGGAAAAAGCAAGCAATCTTGTGTATGATCTTCTGGTGGGCCATGAAGTTGGACATGCTTTGTTTTCTCCTGATGAAGATTGGAGTGAAAAAGTAAAAGTTCCTCATCAGTTTGTGAATGTTGTTGAGGATGCTCGCATTGAGAAACTGATGAAGCGCAAGTATGCTGGACTTGCTAAGACTTTCTACAATGGATATAAAGAACTGAATGAAGATGATTTCTTTCAGATTGAAGAAGAAGATATCTCTACCTTTAATCTTGCCGACCGTGCAAATCTATTTTTTAAAATTGGAAATTATACTTATATTCCTATTGAAGATGGAGAAGAGTCTGAAATCATTAATTTGATTTCTTCTGCAGAAACTTTTGCAGATGTTCTGATTGCTGCTGAAGAACTTTATAAGTATTGTAAGAAAGAAAAAGAACAGCAACAAAAGGTTGCCGACTTTGATTCTCATGAAATGAAGGGAGATTCTAAGTCTCCTGCCAACGAAATTGTGGAGAGTAATGAGTCTTCTTCCGAAGAAGAAGGTGAGAGTAATAACTCTCAACCTGAAGAGGGTGATGGGTCCTATGGTGGAACTGCTCAGGGAGATCAAACTCCAGTAAAATTTGGTGGTGAAGAGAATGAACCTGAAGTTCGCACTGCCGATTCTCTTGAGGAAAAGATTCGTGATCTTGTTGGAACCGATACTTATGAGAACACCTATGTTGAAGTTCCTCAACTGAATCTTTCTACAGTTATTGCCAAGAATTCTGAAGTTCATAAGGAAATTGATACTTCCTTTGTTCATCAGCAGGTTCTTCATATCAATCACGCCAATGATAAGGGGTTTACTCCAGTAAATCTTTATAAAGAATCTGATCTTGAATACAAGAAGTTTAAAACTTCTGCTCAAAAGGAAGTTAACTATCTGGTTAAAGAGTTTGAATGTCGCAAAGCTGCAGATCAGTATGCTCGCTCATCAACTGCTCGCACTGGTGTTCTTGATACTGCTCGTCTTCACACCTATAAGTACAATGAAGACCTTTTCAAGAAAGTTTCTGTGATTCCTGATGGTAAGAATCATGGTCTGGTATTTGTACTGGACTGGAGTGGTTCTATGGCTGATGTGATGCTTGATACTTGCAAGCAACTCTTCAATCTTGTGTGGTTCTGTAAGAAGGTTTCTATTCCTTTTGAAGTGTATGCTTTCACTCAAGAATGGCGCCGTGGAGAGTATGATTATGAGAATGATAAGTATCTTGCTGCAGATCGTACTCCTCATTATGAGAAAAAAGAAAGTTTGTTGGTTGTAGATGAAACTTTCTCTATGATGAATATTCTTACCAGTAAGGTGAACGGTAAAGATCTAGAGCATCAACTTCTCAATATTTGGCGTCTTGCTTATTGCTTTGGTAGAACCTATAGTTCTCCTTACACATACTCTAATCGTATGGCTCTTTCTGGAACTCCATTGAATGAGGCACTGATTTCTCTTCATCAGATTCTTCCTAAGTTTCAGAAAGAAAACAAACTTCAGAAAGTTCAATGTATTGTTCTGACTGATGGTGAAGCAAACCAACTTGTCTATCACAAAGAGGTTCGTCGTTCTTATTCAAAAGATCCTGTTCTTGGAACTGGATATGTTTATCCTGGAAGCACCTTCCTTCGTGATCGTAAACTTGGCACAACCTATAATGTTGATTATGGATATCACACATTTACTGACACTCTTCTCAAGAACCTGAAGGATAAGTTTTCTTCAATGAACTTTATTGGTATTCGCGTTCTTGAAAGCCGTAATGCTTATCGCTTCATTCAACTTTATCATTCTCAACTTGATAAACAATATGAAAAGATCCAAAGCGATTGGAAGAAACTAAAGAGTTTTACTATCACCAACTCTGGATATGATGCATACTTTGGACTGTCTGCTACTGCACTTGCACAAGACACTGAGTTTGATGTTCATGAATGTGCAACCAAAGCACAAATCAAATCTGCTTTTGTAAAATCTCTGAAGACTAAGAAACTAAATAAAAAAGTATTAGGAGAATTTATTTCTTTGGTAGCATGAAAACATTCCAACAATTTATTTCCGAGTGCTACTCTATTCAAGAAACTTCTTTGAATAGAGTTCGCTCAAAATCGGAAAGGGGTGGTATGGCGATTATGTCTGCCCAGAGAGGAGATAAATCCAAGAAAGAAAATAAAGCACGATCAAAGCAACTAGAAAAGGATATTAGAGGTGCTGGTCTTCCAGGACCTACTAAAGTATCTGGACGTTATACTGAAAACCCAGGAACTTCCCAAGAGAAAAAAGTTGGCGAGAAATCACACGTAATTTCTTCTGGTAAGAAAGGTAAAAAGGCATTTAAGAAAGCAATTACTAAACTTGGTAAAAAGTATAATCAAGACTCTGTTCTTATTCAAAAGAAACCAAAGGGTGGTGCCCAACTAGTTGGAACTAACAAGTCTTGGCCAGGTGAAGGTAAGCGTGTTAAGGTCGGTAAAATGAACCCAGGTAAAACTGGCGAGTTTGATACTAAAGTGAAGAACAAAACATTTACTTATGAAGAATATGAAAACTAAATTTCCACTTGAACATGTTGTGAAGTATGACACTAAAGAAATATGGATTAAATGTGATAGCAGCACAACTGCTATAGGCATTCCAGCACTTGTGAAAAAATATTATCCTGGATATACGGGACATATTGCTAGTGCTGACTACCTTGAGGAACTCAGGAACCAGTTGGCGAACTGACCACTGTGGGTCCTTGAGACCTCTTTTTTCATTTATAATGACTAGGTTGAAACGAAACACACATGGCACTCTCTTCCGACTACATCCGCACTTCTCTCCAGGCACTCTACGGCAATACCGTGACTGGTGCTGATATTCGTGCTTGGTGTGCTCTGAATGACTCAAATTATCAAACTGTCACTAAAAAACTAGATCAATTTAAAGTTGGCCGTGGCAAATGGAATCTTGAAGTGACTCAACAAAAAGTAGAAGAAATCGAACGTACTTTTCAAGCACCTGCAGTGGTTCCTCCCGTAGAGCAAAATCTTATTCCTGAAAAAGATGATACCTTCGTCAAGTTTGGTAACTTTGCTGATGTTAAAAAAATTATTCAGTCCCGTCTTTTCTATCCGACGTTTATTACGGGTCTTTCGGGTAATGGTAAAACGTTCTCTGTTGAGCAAGCGTGTGCTCAACTTAAGCGTGAACTGATTCGTGTAAATATTACGATTGAAACTGATGAAGACGACCTTATCGGGGGTTTCCGCCTTGTTGATGGGAATACTTCTTGGCACAACGGTCCCGTCATTGAGGCACTGGAGCGAGGAGCAATCCTGCTTCTTGACGAAATCGACCTCGCTAGCAACAAGATTCTGTGTCTACAATCTATCCTTGAAGGTAAAGGTGTTTTCTTGAAAAAGATTGGTCGCTGGGTTAAACCTGCTGCTGGATTCAATGTGATTGCTACTGCAAACACCAAGGGTAAAGGTTCTGATGATGGTCGCTTCATTGGCACCAATGTACTTAACGAAGCATTCCTTGAGCGTTTCCCTGTGACCTTCGAGCAGTCCTATCCTGCCCCTGCAACAGAGCAAAAGATCCTTGAAGGTGTTTCTTTGGACCTTGGCTTGGAAGACCGTGAGTTCTGCAAGCGTCTGGTCGATTGGGCAGATATTATCCGCAAGACCTTCTACGATGGTGGTATTGAGGAAATCATCAGCACCCGTCGCCTGGTTCACATTGTTCGTGCTTACAGTATCTTTGGTAACAAAGCAAAAGCAATCGATGTTTGCACTGCACGATTTGATGATGAAACTAAGCAAGCATTCATTGAATTGTATGACAAGGTGGATGCTGATTTCCAAATGCCCACAGAAGGTGAGTATGTAGAATACAACCTTGACCAACAACCTCAATCCTGATAGAATATGAGGAGGTAAAAAGTGCCTCCTTCTCTTTATTACTTTATGAAAAAATGACTGACACTAAAGACGAAATTACATTTTTTTCTTATGGAATCTCTGGAGGAAGTGGAGTTGATACAATCTCACTTTCGGATGACTATGTTTCTAGCAATTATGTAAAACTTGATAAACCTGTATTTAATTTGAGTATGCCTGAAGATACAAATAAAAATGGATTCTGGAAATATGAAGAAGACAAAACTCTGAAGGAGGTTGAGCAATATCTTTCTAGTACATATCATTCTCACTACACATCGGAGCAATCTAAAACTCAAACTCTTGATTTGATTGAGAGTATTGGTGATGCGGAAGCATTTACACGTTCAAATGCCATCAAATATCTTTCTCGTTTTGGTAAGAAGAACGGTAAATCAAAGATGGACATTCTGAAAGCAATCCACTATTGTATCCTTCTGTACCACTTCGCTGGTCTTCACAAAAATTCTACTTCCGATTTTCCTTATTGATTATGAAACTCTCTGATAAAACTCTGACTCTGCTGAAGAACTTTTCTTCTATCAATCAATCCATTCTGTTTAAAGAAGGAAGCACTCTTCGCACTATTTCTGTGATGAAGAATATCCTTGCAGAAGCAAAGATTGAAGAAGAACTTCCTAAAGATTTTGGTATCTATGATTTGAACCAGTTTCTGAATGGTCTGAATCTTCATCAGAATGCTGAACTTGATTTCCAAAACGATGGTTATGTTGTCATCAAAGAAGGCAAGTCTCGTTCCAAGTATTTCTTTGCAGACCCTAACGTAATCATCACTCCACCCGACAAAGAAATCTCTCTTCCTTCTGAAGATGTTTGTTTCCTTCTTGATACCAAAGAACTTGATAAACTCCTTAAGGCTGCTGCTGTTTATCAACTTCCTGACCTGTCTGTGGTTGGTGAAGCAGGTGTGGTGAAACTGGTAGTTCGTGATAAGAAGAACGATACATCTAATGATTTCTCTGTGGTTGTTGGTGAAACTGATGAAGTGTTCTCCTTCAACTTCAAGGTGGAAAATATCAAGATTCTTCCTGGCAATTATGAAGTTGTAATTTCAAGTAAACTTCTGTCACGATTCAAGAATACTGGATTCAATGTTACTTATCATATTGCTCTGGAGCCTGATTCTACTTTTGGTTGATGA